TTCCCAGGCCACTGTCCCCTCCCAGTTGTAGGCGGTCGCGGCGACCCCATCGACCTCCACGTTGTGGCCTTCGGATGTGATTAGCACGGTGGCCGGTGTTTGGTTTTCGGCGCTGAGATAATCGGCGCCGGAGCCGATGCCATAGGGGTAGAGCCTCAAGTCGACATTGTCGCCGGCGACTATGAGGACCTGCTGGGCATCGTTGCGGTCCATGTTGACAGCGATGGTTCCACTCCACTTCCGGATCCCAGCCAGGACTCGTTGATCGGTGTCCCCCATTGCCTTCGGCTCGATCACGCTGACCTGGGCGTCGGCTGTGAATGACACAATCTCGCCGACGACATTCACGGCGCCGTTGCGGACGATCCCGTCATTTCCTCTGATTGCGGCCATTGCGTTCCCTCCTTACGGGATAATCACGTCTGGATTTGCCGCGTCGATCTGATATTCGACGAGCCACTCCATCAGAGCCTCGGAGGATTCCTCGGCTCTCTTCTCTCCTTCTGTCTCGATCTCTGTGCCTTGGTGCCAGATGTCAATCGCATTGATCCCTAGATCTTTATCGACGAGCAGGGCCGTCGAAATTTCGGCCATGGCCGACTTGACGAGTTCGGCTGGTATCGTCGTGTGCTGCGCGACGATTTGGACCTGGACCGTCGCCCGGCGGAGTTCGTGGATGGCGGTTCCGCTCGTCGACCGCGCGATGAGTTCGTCGGCGATCACTCGAACATTCGCGGCGGCGTCGAGGCCCTTGGGCCATGGGCGGCCGAGTGGACGGTTGCGGACGACGTTCGCCCCGATGGTCGCCGTCCCATTGACGCGACTCGCGACGGCGATCTCGATCGTCTCTAGTGCAGCAGGCAAGACTACGGCCTCCGTGATCGTGATATAGAGCTCGTAGACCTGAAAATTTGGGAGGGCCATCTAGTTCCCTTCATCATGGCGGTTCCGCCGGCAACGGTGGCTCGGTTCCCGCCCCCGAATCATTGAAGAACTGAAGTAGCAGTTCGAATTTGTTGTTCGGCGTGATTCCAGCTGGGATTGTGAGGTCGAACGTCCTCCATATTTGCGCGCTTGGCTGCTGCGGCCAGAACCCTTCTGCAACACGCTGCGTGTCGATTAAGAGGAAGGGATCGAATCGACTGACGCGGAAATAGATCGAGAACGTGTCTGGGAATATGGCGGCCGAGTTGAATCGACCGAGCAGACTGAGAACAACTGAGAGCCGGTTGCCTGGGTCGATCGGTCCGACCTCGAAAAGCGCGAAATATAGTTCCGCAGTTTCTGCGGCGGTGCCCTCGACGAGCGTCGCGCGGTCTGCGTCGTTCCCGTTGTAGGCGCGCTCCGGGTTGCTGACCGTTGGGTCGAGGATCCCGTGGACGGTGGGGCGAATGATGTCGACCATCGCTTAGATCCTCTCACTCGCCGCGTCGAAGCCTTTGCGCTGCAGCGCCCTTTTGAGGCTTGCGGTGAAAAGGCGCCGGAATATTCTCGCGCCTCCGGTCGTGGTGAGACGTTGGAAGCGCTGGGCAAGTTGATCGAGTGCAATCAGCTGGGATTCAATCGGCATGCGCCGCTTGCCCTCTCGTTCGGCGACGTAGCGGTGGCCATATCTTCCATGGACGAGGAAAGCGTGGGGAAAGCTGTGGCTCCCAGCCCGGACGCCGCTCTTCGTCTCTTTCGCGGTCTTGAACACTCTCCCGGGATTCATCCCTCGATAATTGAGAGAGACGCTCGCACTCCAGTTCGACCTCGAGGCGCGGCGGACGGTCGAGCGTTTGTTGAGTGCGCTGGCGGGAACCGAAAAGCGGTCCTTGCCCCATTTGAGGCCGGCCTTGCGGATCTCCCGGGCGGTACCGGTGAGAGAGGAGACTACGGCCGCGGGGACGAGCTTCCTCTGCAGTTTGTTGAGGTGGCGCGTAACGTCCCTCGCATCGCCGCGGACGCTGATCCGGATGGACATCCTAGACCGCCTCGAGGAAGAGGACGACGAGGAGGCCGGTCTCGTCCTGGTCGATGTTCGTGACCTGGTAGTTCACACTTCTCACGACGACCGGGTCGCCTTGGGCCACAGGATCGACGTCGGAGAATTGGCAATGGATCGCGGGCTCGAAGTCCTCGCTCAGGGCGGAGTCTTTAGACGGCAAGTCGACGATGGCATTCACGGGCAGACCGTTGACCTGGACAGCCTCAGCGAAGCCGTTGAGGGTGTCGAAATAGACACTCAGATCCTCCGCGAATGCCATCGTCTCCCACCTTTGCGCGCTAGTTCGACGCGCGCGCGGTCTGTCGCTTCATGTTGAGCGCGGCCATCGCGAAATACTCTTCGCGTTGCTTCTGGCGCCGAACGTGGGTCGCGCTCGCTCCTGGCTTGTCCCCGTGTTTGTGGATGGCAAGAGGCCATTTTCCGTCGACTTGCTCCGCGGCGCGCCCAGTCTGGACGAAGTAGTTGGCGTCTCGCTCGGCGAGTGTCTTGAGTTCGCCGCGGCAATGGAGCTCCGCGTCGAAGTGCATGTGCGTGAGGAGCTGGACCTCTTTGTCCTTACTCACTTTTTTCTCGGCTCTTGGCATTGTTCCTACTTTCTCGGGTTGCCGTTTGACTGGGGCCCCGCCATTGGGGCCCCAGTCTCTCGTCACAAGGCTAGATCGTGAGGTCAGCCATCATCGAGAAGCTCTCCGGGTGACGGAGTCCGACGTCGGCCTCCATCAGGACGGTGGTATGGATGTCTCCACTCCCATCCTCGCGGTTGACGACGATGTCCATCGGGCCGAAGAGTGCGACGATGAGATCCTTCCAATTGCCGAAGAGGACTCGATTGTCCGAGCCGGTGCCGAGCGTGCTCGGGAGCAGATTCGACACGATCGTCCGGTAGCCGTTGATCGTGTTGTCGCTTTCCCATACGTAGCCCCCGATTCCTGCATCCTTCAGGAAGGACTTGAGGTAGCCCCTTGTCTTGGCGTTGCACGCGTAGGCCATGTCGACGACATCGGCGTTCGCGACGCTGACGTCTGTCTCCATCTCGATGACCTCCGCCCACGGGTCGCCGGCGTCGGTCACCGCACCGATCCCAGCCGTCCCGGAGATTCCCGTCGGCTGCGTGCCTCCCGTTCCCTGGAGAGCGGCGGTGTCGATGCCCTCCGTGACACGGAATGCCATGTCGTTGCGGATGATCAACTCGATGTCCGGCGAGCTTTGGATCAGCTGGCGCCGAGTGACCTCGACCAGGACGCCAATGGTGTTCGGGACGAGGGTCAGCTTGTTCGTGACGGGCGTCGAGGCGGCAACGGCCCCAGCTTCCGCCGCCCAGGCGGCCACCGAGCCTGTGCTCAAGCGGGGAATGTCGACGTTGCCGGTGAGATCCCGGAGGATGGTCGCATTCTGGAAGGCAACCCCTCGGCTCTTCAGGAGGTCGATGAAGGAGTCGCCGAGATGATCCGTGGGGATCATGCCGACGCCGGCGCCGGCGGTCGTGATGATGCGCTCGAGCTGCTGGCGCTTTCTGAAGGCCCAACTCGACGAGCCGCGCAAATCGACCAGCGGCGCATTCATCGCCTCGACGGGGATATATGCGCCCTCCGGGGCGCCGTAGCGGCCCGCAACAGCCTCCGAACATTCGAGTTCGAAGGCTGCCGCTTCGCGGGCCTTGCGGTCGCTCGGATTGGCGAGCGCGAGGATCAGACGGCAGAAGGAAAACTGCCGGGCCTCTCGTTCCGTGAGGCCGATTCTGGCGTCATCGACGCTGTCGCTGATCGCCGTGGGTTCGTTCGTCCCGATGCGCTCGAGGAGGAGCGCCCGAAACTCGTCGATGGTCTTCTCGTCGTCGATGAATTCCTGCGCGGCGGCGGGTGCGCCAGCCCAGCGATCGGCGTATTTCTGGCCGAGGCCGTGGATCGTCCGGAGGCGGGAGCCCTCCGTCTTCTTCGCCTCGGCGCGCACTGCGGCCATACGCTCATCGCGTTCGGCTGAGATTTGCGCTGGCGTTCTCTCATCGAGGATTCTCGTATTCTCAGGCATTGTTCGACTCCGGTCTGGTTTTGTGCTTGGCGCGGCGGGTGCGCGTGCGTGTTGTTTCGCGCGCTCGCCGATTGCGGTCGGGATCTCGATCTCTTCCTCGCCGTCGCCTAAGAGTCCGCGGCCCGGGCCGACTTGACCATCGGCAGGCTCGGAGACGAAACTCACGTGGCGCGGTTCCCAGTCGATGGCCCGGAAAATGGGTTCGTCGTCGATGACGCCTTCGGGGACCATTTCGTGGATGATGTAAGCGACCGAGACGCTCTTCCTGATTCCGTCGAGGACATCGCGAAAGACGAGCTCCGCGAATGGCGCCCGGCTGAATCGGACGAGTGCGCGACCCTTGCGATCGCCGATCCAAACCTTTTCAACGGTTCCGATGTGCGTCTCTCCGCGGCCGTTGTGATCGGTCACCACCGGCCCATTCTCTTTCAGGCGGTCCAGGCGGACGGAGCCCAAAGAGTGGTCTAGGATCTCCCAGCCGAACCAACGCAGGACGGGAAACTCCGAGCTGAAACTCAGCTCGAGGGTCCTCTCGTCCTCATTGATCGTCATGCGCTCGATCACCATCTCGCGCGTGATGACTGTCGTTGGGAGTGTGCGGCTCTTCTCGATGATCTCCTCGACGATGGCCCGGATCCCGGGCCTGTCGAGCGTCTCGATTCGTTCCCGCAGTGACGGAGGTGCGTCCAGGTATCGGATCCCCTCGATCGGGTTCGGCTTTGCGCGTTTCATCTCATTCCTCCGGGTCTTGCTTTGTCGCCGCTGCTACTGCGCCGGCGACGAGGGCAATCATCTGGCTCGAACTACTCGGTGTGAGGTCGATCCCGATCGCCTCGAGGCGGTCCTGGTCGGACTTGATCCGTTGCCAGACCTCCTCGGGGTCTTTTCCGAGCTCGATAATTTCGTCGGAGAGCGCGGAGAGGCCGCGATCGAGACGGATGATCGCTGCGGTGGCATCTTTCTGCGGGTCGACCCAGCTCCAGCGCTTCGGCATCCATCGGACGTTCTGATATTTCTCTTCGCGGAGCGGATTGAGTGGCGTCGGGCCGATCTTGAGTTTCGACATCAGCAACGCTCGCTCGAGCCAGGTGCGGAAGATCGGATCGACGAAGCTCTCGATCACAAATGTCTGGATCTGGCGATAATTGTCGCGCTCCTCGAGGATCCCAGTCCTAGCGCTGGAAAATGAGAAGCCTTCGAGGTCCTTGGTGAGTGCGTGATACGTGACGTTCAGGCCGGCGGCGATCCCATGCAGCAGTCTCTTAAGGAACGGCTCGAACTCGCCGGTCGGATAAGTTGGATCCCAGCCCTGGAACGTGACGCCAGAGGCGAGTTGGCGAGTTGCTCCCGGCTCGATGTCTTCAATGATATTCCCGTCGAGATCGACGTCGTCGCCGGTGTAGCCCTTGCCCAGTTCACTCGTATAGTGGCCGATTTTGCTGGCGCCAATTCGCGCGGCGATGAGTGCGGCCGTCTCGTAGGCGCTCACCATTCGGATCCGCTGCAGTGCGGTTGCCGTCCAGGGGATCCCCCTCTTTTGGCCGGCCTCCTCGGCGAGGAATTTGTGGAGGATCTGCGCGGCCGGGATCCTGTTGACGTTGTAGCTTTCCCATGAGGCGCTCGGATAGGTTGAGCTCGGCGGGCCGACGATCCAATAGGCGACGGGCGAGTGGGTCTTCTGGTCGAATTCAACTCCGAAGCGGGTCGTGTTCCCATTCCGCTCGGTTCTAGAGAAGGAGATCGGGAGGCGCGCAGTGTCGATCGCCTCGAGCGCAAATTCCCAGGGATTGCCGGCGTTTTTGCCGAGGATCTTCTGGCCGAGAAACTCGCCATCTTTCGCCACGGTCCGGATGAAGAGCCGGCACTGCTCCCGGAAGCTCGCCTTTTTGTGGAGATCGCAATTCTCCGGACGAATCCAGTTCTTCCAGGCCTTCTCGATGGCAGTGGCAGCCTCGTGATCGATCTGCTGGTCGAGGCTGTTGATCGGCTGAGCCTGGAGTCGGAAGCCGTTGGAGCCGACGATGTTCGAGTCGAGGAGGTTTAGGTAGCTCCGTGCATAGTCCGAATTCCGGCAGACGTCCCTCGACCGGGCGACGAGCTTCCGGTGATCGGCTGCGATGATCTGATCGCTGGAATAGATCGCCGTTGGCCAGCTGAAATTCAGTCGATCCGTCGATGCCGCCTCATAGTGCCTCGCTCGAGGGCGGCGGTGGGATTGCTGGCGTTGTGGCGCTGGACTCGAGCGCCAGGGAATCGAGAGGTCGGGGAATTCGATGGCGATCGCTAGGCGGCTCATAGCTACATCCTGGCGAGGATCTTCGTCCCGCTGGTCCTGCCTTGAGCGATTCGCTCCTCTTGTTCCTCACGCTCGACGACCTCCTCATAGTATTTCGCCAGATCCATCAATTCTGCGGGGTTGTATTTGGAGAGGGAGCGGCCAGCGACCGAGAGAGTCTGGACGTTATCCCCGGCAGTTCCGAGGAGGAGCGAGTTGACAGCCGCAAGCATTTTCGACGCGTGACTCCGATCGTCGGCGGCGGCTGTCTGGAAGTCTGGATGGGTCTCGAATCTGCCAGTCTCGATGACGGTCAAGGTCGGGGCGGCGTGCTCGACGCGCAGCTGGTAGCGCCATTGGCCGGGATCTCCGCCGAGCGTGACGGTATTCGCCGCGCTGAGGGTGAGCCTGTGCCGGCCGTCGCCGTTGTCGGCGGCGCTCACGGCCGCAAGCGTCGTCGCTCCATCGGCGGAGCTGGCGCCCATCTTGAGGGTCCAGCCGTCCGCCGGCAGGTAGTCCGGGAGCGAGAAGTAGACGACAATCGTCTCGCCGCTGTAGATGTGCTCTGGCAGGCGAGTCAATTCGGTGGCGGCCATCGGATTCCCCCTTTGTCTCCGTAGAGTCGGGGTGCGAGCGACCTCCGGGTAGGAAAAGAGTGTGGACAGTGGGGATCGGTGCCAATTCCCGAGGAATTTAACGCGGCTCAGTACCCGGTAGCCCAGGGCTTCTTTTTGGAGCGCCGGCGTTTGCGGGGCGGCTCGGCGCCGGTGGCCCGGCGCTCGATGTTCCTCTCGAGCGCATCATAGATCGGATTGAGGATTAGGCAGGCGGCGCGTGCATAGACGAGGCAATCGAGGACTTCATTCCTTTTCTGTCCGATCTTCTTCTTCCAGACCTTACGCTCGAAGCCCATATAGGAGCGGGGCAGCTCCTCCTCAGCGGTGAGCTGGCGGGCCCATTCCTCGTCGAACGGGTCGATGTTGGGGATATGCATCGGGAGAATGGGATCGTCGCGCTCCTGATCCGGTGCGTCGATGGCGTCTCGTAGGCGGTTGTACGCCCAGCGCTTGATCCCGTCGATCCCGACGGTGTAGAGGTTCACGTGGTAGCCGGTGCGCTCCACGGTTTGCTCGGTCGGCGGCCTTACGGCGGGGCGGCCCTGGCCGGATCGTCCGACGATGGCCCAGACGTTTTTGTTCAGCCTGTGACTGCAGAAATCATAGACGTTTTCCGTCTCGAATCCCGCGTCGACGGCGGTGGCTGTGATCGGCATCTCGAGTCCGGACTCGTGTCGGTAGGTGACGGACTCCAGGAGTTCATCGAGTCGATCCCAAACGGCGTCTTGATCCGGGCGGCCGGATAGAATCCGGTGATCTATGGCGAACGGTTCGGGCCCTTTTGCCCATCCCCAGATTCCGACTTCGAGCCGATTCGCCTGTACGTCGACGCCGGCGGTGAGGACGACGACAT